CGCCGCCTTGGGCTTGTCGCCCGTCTTGATCTGGTCGGAGGCCAGAAGCTCGTCCGCGAAGCCCTGCTCGATGGCATCCGAGCCGCCAATCCACGACTCGGCGTCCATCAGCTTCGCCATCGCTCCTGCGTCCTCGCCGGTGCGGGCCGCGTAGATGTCCGCCATCGCCCGGTCGAATGGCTCCAACGTGTCTGCGTACTCGCGCAGATCGTTCTTGTTACCCATCGCCATGACCCATGCGTTATGGATCATCAGGAAGCCCGCGCGAGCGATCTGGATCTTGTCGCCGGCCATCGCAATGACCGATGCGGCCGACGCGGCAAGGCCCAGCACCTTCACCGTGACCTCGCCGGGGTGCTCTCGGAGCAGGTTGTAGATCGCCAGCCCCTCGAACATGTCGCCGCCAGGACTGTTGACGTTGACCGTCACCGGCCCAGCGCCCATGTTTCGCAGCGCCGCAGCCACGCGCTTGGCAGTCACGCCCTCGCCGCTCCAGAAGTCTTGGCCGATCACGTCATAGACGCTGATCGAACGCTCTTCGCTAGCCGCTTCGGCATGGATGCCGGGGTTCCAGCGGTCAAATGCGCGAGGCTGCAGCGGGGACGAAACCCCGGCGCACACCCGCCCCTCCGGCGCACCCGGCAGGCTTCTAATCGTCATTCGGTTATTCCCCTCGCTCGGGCTTGTTGTCGGTACTGCCTAGGAAAGCGCGAAGTGACGCCCGCGCCTGCTCCGCGTCGCCAGCGGAACCGACGCTATCGAGCGTGGTCATGGCTGACTGCACAGTCAGGACAGCGGCATTGCCGCCCATCGGCTCACGGTCCTCCAGCTCGCGAATCTCGTCGCGGGTCAGGACGCCGTTATTGACCATCGCTGTATAGAAGGCGGCGCGGCCTGCACTATCTGCGCGCAGCAGCCCTTCAACGTTGAACTTGGGGTAGTACCGCTGGCGGTCGCCAGGGCGGATCAGGTCCTTGGAGATGCCTTGCTCGATCCGGCGCAGCCACGGGCCCAGCGTGAACGTCAGGAAGCCGATCATCTGCTGCTCGATGCCGGTTCCCCAGCTAGTCGATTTCTCGCTGTGCCCGACCATGAAGGGCGGCACGCGGAACCAGCGGCAGATTTCCTCGACACTGAACGCCCGAGACTCAAGAAGTTGAGCGTCGGCAGGGTCAATGCCGATGGTCTTAACGTCCATCCCGGCCTCAAGGATCGCCGGCATTCCGTCATTGATGCTGCCGGAAAGACGGGCCATCGCCTTGCGCGCATCTTCGCGCTGGTCCGGCTTGAGCTGGGATGGGAAGAGCCACGCCGTGGTCGGGTGCAGCCCCTTAACGAACGTGCGATTCGCGACGCGCTCCGCCGCTCGGGCTGAGCCCATCACGTTCGAGCTGTAATTCACCACCGAGACGCCGTTGACGCCATCCAAGGAGAAGCCCGGAAGCGTCCATACCTTGCTGGCAGGAATAAACCGGATCGAACCGTCGTCTTGCTTGTAATTCCATCCCTTACGCCCGTCCGAATAGCGTGTCATCGGCGCGATGCGGTCGGGGTGTAGAAACCGCAACCCGACGAGCCTGCCTCCAGTCTCCAACCGCTCCGCGCGAGCTGCCCCACGCAGAAGCATGGCCGCGACAACAGCCTCCCAGAACACGGAGGCCGTGGCGTCAGGGTTTGGTTGGTCGTGAATGATGAAGTGGATCGGGTGTTGCGACGCGACTCGCTTCCCTGCGCTGCTGCGCTCGTACATGGACAGAGGAAGCGTTGCGATAGTCTCCGAGATAAGGCGCACGCACGCCCAAGCCGCCGAAAGCTTGAGCATGGCGTCGGCGCTCATGGCCTCGCCGGCCGTCTCATCGGAGGCTGCCACCTGACCCAGGTAATCCGGAGTGAATCCCAGCCATGTCAGGATAGCCGCGCGAATCTTGCCCGGCTTCTGTGCGGTCATCTTCATCCAGTCACCGGGTTAGAAAAGAAGTCACTCAGGTCTGTCCCGACCTCAGCGCCAGAACTTGCCGCGCCAATCGCCATGCACAGCGCGACAGCAGCGTCGATCTTGTTGACGGAACGGGTCTTTGCCAGCCACCGATTTCCCCACTTGTCCTCTTCGGTCACCGCGCTCATCAGCGCAGAGATCAGGACCGGGTTGTTTCGCAGGCGGATGCGACCTTCCAGCAGCGCATCTTCAAGAAGGCGCAATGATCCGGGCATCCAAAGCCCTTCCTGCCCCTCAGCGGACGGCTTGCCCTTCTTCAGGCCGCCCTGCGGATGCTCGGCGAACGGGACGGACAACCCGAGGTCGTCCACCTCTTCCTCAAAGCGCCGGAACGCATAGCGGTCGTAGGCCACCATCTGCACGTCGTACCGCTGCGCGTACTCCGCAAGCGTCTGCGCGACGTGCCGGTAATTGATGCTCTCTCCCTGCGGCGCGTGGATATGACCCTCTCGCGCCCACTGCGTGTACGGCAACTTGTCCCGCAGCTCTCGGGCCGACATCGTGTCGCCCGGCGTCCATGCCTCGATCCAAGCGTCGAACGTCGGCTTACCCTCCTCCGTTACGCCCGTCTGGACCGCCGCAGCCAGCGCCGTGATGTCCCGGTTCTGCGAAAGGTCCAAGCCAAGCCACACAGGCTCGCCGGCATGGTCAGCCGGGTCGAACTGGTGAAGGTTCGGCTCCAGCGTCGCCCGCGTCATCCATGCGGTATCCGCATCCGTCCACACACAGAAGTGCAGGCGGAGAATGTTGTTCAGCTTTCCGGGTATCGCCTTGGCCTGAGCCACCACCTCCGCAAGGTAATCGCGAGTGATCGTCACGCCGAGAAGCGGGTTAGCCTTCTCCCAGCACGATGGGTCTGCCAGCGGGTCGTCGCCTTCGTCCAGACTGCAAACAAAGGAGAAGGTCGAATCGTCCAGCGGCTCGCCAACGTAAGTCGGATCTAGCACCGCCTCCGTATGGCCTGCCGCCACCTTGACCGCGTGTTCGTGCTCTTCCCAAGCCACACTGCTCCGGTCGCTGCCGGAGTTGGTAATCATCAGCAGGAGCGGATTTCGGCGGAACTTGAAGCCGCGCTCCAGCATTTCCAAGATTCCCCGGTCGGGCATCTCGTGAACCTCGTCCGCCAGCACGCAGTACGGGCGCGGGCCGGAACCGGACTTTCCCGTTTCCTTCGATACAGGACGGAAGAAGCTGCCACTCTTGTGGTGGGCTAGGTTGAACTCCCGTCCAGGGCCGCCGCTAGGGTCGATCCGCTTCGCCAGAGCCGGCGACTTCTGCACCATCTTCACCGCGTCGCGGAACAGGATGTTCGCCTGATCCTTCTTCGCGGCTGCGGCGTAGACCTGAGATCCCGCCTCGCCGTCCGCCGACAGCATGTAGAGGCCGATTCCGCCAGCCAGCGGCGACTTGCCGTTACCCTTCCCTTGCTCGACGTAGGCGCGGCGGAACCGACGCCTGCCGTCCTCGCGCTTCCAGCCGAACAGCGATCCGACGATGAACGCCTGCGACGGGTGAAGCTCGAACGGCTTGTTCTCGAACTGCCCCTCCGACAGCTTCAGCACGCCCTCAAAGAACCGGAAGGCGCGATCAGCAGCCTCGTGGTCGAACCACAAGCCGCGCTCGCCACCTTCCTCCATGTCATGCAAGTGACGCCGGCACGCATTGCGAACGTGTGGCCCAGCTACAAACTCTCCGGCGAGGACGCCTTGCGCGTAAGCGCTAGTGCGATCGAGCAAAGAACTCGTCGGCGGGGTCCTCTTCCTCGCCGTCACCATGATTCACTTTCGTCTCGTCCGTAGGGGTCGCGCCCAGCTTCGACAGGGCAGCGCCAAGCGCCTGCAAGGCCGACACGCCCATGTCAGGGTCCGTTTCCATCCGGGCGGCGAGGATGCACACCTGACGCAGCAGCAAGCGGTGGCCGGAGTTCAGCCAGGGCATGTTCTCGGCCGACTCTTCCCACACCGCCACTTGCGCCGGGGTCATTCCGTGGTATGGTTTGCCAATCGGCCGCGTCCGCTTCGGGGCCTGCCGATCCTTGAACCGCCCGGCATTGACCACCGCCGCGCCGGAAACCTCAGCCTTCTGCGCTGGGAGCCTAGGTCTAGCCATTTCTTCGCTCAATTTCGTTCATTTTCACCCATCTTCTGAATTGCAGATGGGTGAAGAAAGT